CTAAGTAAAATAAGCAGCCACCAAGACAAACAAAATGATAAAAATAAACTTTTTAGGTATGCGGGTTTTATGCGTATGCTGTGACGCTGATTTATAGACTTTATACAAGTCTTTAGGGTAGCTAAATCGAAAAGTATGCTCCGCAAGGCGTTTATTACTTGGCGCATTGGGTGCGTCAACACAATAAGCCCATTGATAAACAGTGGCAGCAGACAACCCCCAACCCCTATGCAAATGATAATGTAAACCTACAACCGCTTTAAAATTGGGGTGTAACAGTGTAGGAAATTGGGTTATACCATAAATATCATGCCCCGTATGTCTGTGTACCTGGAGAGCGTTAACGATATCATTATCATTCTTATGCTTTTTATAACTTTCACGTTGTTGTATCTCATCATAAAAAATAACGCTATGTTCCGGCGTTTCTCTCCAATCCTCCGGCGGCACTTCGACGCCTGGAATGTTCAAGCCGTCAATATCCGCATAAATAGGGCGCGGGTCTTTGCCTTCTTTTAGCAATGTTTCATTTTCTTTAACGTAACGCATAATAAGGGAAACAGCATAAAGCGTTTTGCCGCTCCCAGGTGTGCCAGTAATCAGATGTAACATTTTTTATCTCCTAATTGGGGGCGCTCCTTCGCCTTCGCTCCGCCTTCTCCTCCTCCTGCGTCGTCGTCGTCGTTGTCGCTGTGTTGTCGTCGCTTTTATGTCGTCGCTTTTTTGAGTGTTAAATTAGTAGCGTTCATAGTCATGCGGGCGACGATAGCGGATAAAATAACAGACAACGCAAAATCTAAACCGGATAAATGCAAAATCGCTAACATATCCGCAGATATGCCCGCAGTTTGATTTTTAAGCGTTGAAATATATTCATTAACTAGCGTTGTCATAACCGCAGTTGACGCCAATGTTAAACCCGCACCCGCTAACATTTTGCCTAAAAAGCCCTTAGCGAATGAGTCTAGAATTTTTGCTAATAAATTACCCATCATCACCCCGACGAATACCCGCTATGATAAAGACCGCACCCAATGAAGCAGCTAGTTTTATAATCGGATTTAATAGCGTAGCTGTATCGCAAATAGGCGTATAAGAAATAGTTATATCAACATTTTGACCCGCAAGAGACCAGGCAATAACCTTAGGAGCAGGACAACCACCATCAAAAGAAATATTGACGCTATCAGTTGGCGGCGTTGGCAGTGTTGTAACGTCCGGTTGGGTAGGATTTTCGGGCGTTGGCTCAGCTTTTACCCAATCGACAAAATCGGTAAAAGAGTCAATAACGGGCTGAAAAAAATCTTTAATATCAACTAACAAATCATCGAGCGCAGAATTGATAACATCGGGCAATGACATAACAGCGTCAAAGACTTTACCGATAGCGTCAATTATGCTTGTTGGGTCAAATGGGGTGTCAGGTGTGGTGGGTGTGGTGGGTGTACTAGGGGTATCAGCGACACAAGCAGAGCCATTCCAACTTGTGCCAGAACCGCAATTATGTGTTGCGTCCGCGTCAGCTTTGGCAGTATCGAGCGCAACATCAGCAGAGCCTTCGTTAACGTAATCTCTTACCGCGTCATTGACGATTGTAGCACTAGCGGTATCAGTTTTGGCATTGTCATAGATTTTGTCGGCAACCGTAGAGATAGGAATGGAACGCTCATTCGTGGGATTTTGATATTTATTGATAGGTGTAGTGACTTGTTGACCGCTACCAGTCGTAAGAGTACAAATATAATCACCACCACTTAAAGTTACTTTGTAAACAGTACCACCGAAATATGCCGCCGCATTTTTACAAGCTAAATCAGCAGTATCAGCATTTTTGCCACTGTAACCATCTCTATAATAAAAATTTTGGTCAGCAGGGACTTTATATTTAATCGCATTGTTTGCAGGGTCAAGCACCCAGTCAACAGCTTCAAGGGCAATACCGCTTAACTGTGATATGGCAAGGGGTAAAGCAGCACCAGCGATTGCACCGCCAACGATACCTTTTGCAATTTTTTGTGATATGGGGCTTTTTGCGACAGCGACAGACGCAGACGCGCCATTTTTCATAGCTGTAACGACACTTGTCGCAACATCGAAAGCACTAAAAGCCCAACCGCCTGCACTGGCGGCATAAGCGCGATAAGTGGGCGTAAATACGCAAGCAATAACAACCAGGTAAATAATTAAGACTTTTTTAAAAAACTGCTTAATCATAATTATTCACCGAGTTATGATAAGAATTGCAGTAACAACGACAAAAGGAATTAACCAATTAGCGAGACTAGGTAAATCTTGAACGGTTGTAGCGTCCATTACCACCCCCCACGGCGGCGGCGATAAGAACGCCCACGATATGAGTTATTAGACTTATTCCATTTTTTAAACTCGTCATAATTATCAATACCGAAATCACGAGACCACTTTTTATAAATATTGCTATTCTCAGTAGGCACTGGAAAGCCCGACGCCTTAGCAAAAGTAGCGTAACCTAACACAATGCCATAGATAACCAAAAGCAACCCAATCAAAACAATAACGGCATTTTTTGAGCCTACAATATCGCCCAGAAATTCATTGAAATACTCAAATAGCATTGATAACACTCCGTTTAACTAGCTTAGTCAAATAAACAGCCCGTTTCTGTTTATTCTCAAAAATAACTATCTTAACCGAGGTTAAATTAGTGAGCAGAGCGGCGGAAAGTATTCCAACCAAGCACGATACCACCAATCACAATCAATACACCAATAATGCCAAGGATTGCAGTTTTAGCACCATCAAGTTCAGCACTTGCACCAGTAAAATCCAATTCAGCGGCATTAGCAACCATTGGCAGAGCAGTAACACCGGCAGCGATTGCACCCGTAGCGATTTTGGTTACTAAACCAGTTTTTTTGTCTTGGTCTTGGTCTTGCTTCATTTCATAAGTAGCCATGAGATTATCTCCGTTAGTTGTTAGGCTTGAAAAAATGACGTTCAACAATCTTATAAACGTATGCGGTTATAAAGATAGCCACGATAGCGCTTGTAAGCTGATACGCTTGCTCCTTAGTGATAGCGAGCGTTTCAAGTGGGGTAGGTTGAACTTCTACCCACGTTTTGCAATCATAGCCCCCGGTGGCGTTTGGGGTTGTCTCCAATTCAGCGCAGTTAAGAGCCATGATTAAAAATTCCTAGTAATTGTCGTTCAGCTTGTCAATTATTCGAGTAGCCGTTGCAATGTCGTTATTTAAAATATTGATATAATCAATATCTTTTTGTGTCTCCCATTGGTTTAATGTCTCTTTGTCCTGGTCAATGTCATCTTGGAGCAAAAAAGCTAAATAGGCGACTTCATCAAGAGTGAGAGCAACATTAAACATATTAGACCTTAGCGGTTGGCGTTGGTTGAGCCGTAGGCGCTTGTTTTTTGCGAGGAACTAATTCCATTTCTTGAACATTGGCAAAGTCAGCGAACAAGATTAACGGGACTGTATTACCCTTCTTGTCAACAATATCAGTCATAACAACGTCAAGCATATAAGGGTATTGATGTTCGTTAAACTTAGGCAAGTCAGCTAAATCATTGTAGCGGTAAGTAGCTTGAGCAGAGCCGCCCGCCTTATCGCCTGTTTGCGTGGTCTTGGTGTTTTTGTGAAGTGCTAAGACGTCAACAAATACATAAGACTCGTAGTTAGTAGGCTGCACACCGATAACCGATAATTTACGTTGATAAAAATCGGTAGGGTCAAAGGTTTCACCGTTTACCGTGATAGGTTTTGTTAAATCAAAATTCATTGGTATAACTCCCGTTTAGTTGTGTTGTGGTAATTGGGGTATCGTTAACATATTGATACGCTCCGGGGGGGTTTTATCCTTGATGTCGGTTAAGATATCAAGGGTTGCTTTATCGTCTCCAAAAACGGAACGAAAAAAATGTATATAGCGTCCGAACTGTCTTTTAGTAATTTCAAGCGCTTGCTCAAAAGTGATTAACTGTTCACGCTCAATAACTTCAAATCGCTGTGGTAAGGCGTCCGGATTGAATACGCCAAAACAGGGGTATGACGCTAAAAAATAATTGCTAGGGTTGTTTAGTACGTCAAAATCAATAGCAAAACCACTGGAGCGAAATTGCACTTCTGAACGCACCCAGGGACTTTCAGAGTCTCCCAACTGTTTGCCTTTTTCATAAATGCGGGTCAGTTTGGCACTAGAAGGAGAGCCGATATAAAGAGAACGACCTTTATTGTTAGGGCGTTTCCAATTTCCACGCTTTTCAACATTGGGACGACGTAAACCACAAGAAAAACCGCCTAAATTATCCTGGGAGTCAAAAAACTCAATATCATACTCACCGATAAAATCATCATGCGCCAAATCAACACGGGTTATCCTGGCGGAAGGTGCAAACATATTTAACCAGGCATTTAAATGACCCTCCCAACCCAAACGCCCAAAGGTGCAGCCCGTCCCGTTGATAGTGATTGAAATCGTGTTATTTTGACCACCGATACAAACAAAACCCGCGTTATGTTCAAGCATGAAAGAGCGTTCATAAAAGTTACGACCCGTTTTATTTTCATGGTCAACAGCAAAACCAATCAGACTTTTTAGGACGTCAGAAAGATTTTTTATAAGCTGTGTTTGACGCTCAAAATCATTAGATGACTTGGTATTGTAATTATCAAAAATAGTATCGTGAACGGTAAAGGTTAACCAATCCAGGGCGGCAACTTGCCCAGGGGCAAGGCGTTTCATTAACTGCGTTTTAACACCTTCGGCAGTGATAACAGCGTCAGAGGTAAGCAGGGGTAAAGACTCGTAAAAAGCAGTATCAACGGTTTGAGGGTCAACTTCCAAAGCCGGGTTAAAAAAAACAGTTTGGTGAGTGTTTGGGACATTGTAAAAAGGAATTTCAACATCTTTTTTTGGCAAAGACTTCTCAAGGCTTTTTTTAATTAAAGCATGGTAAGTTTCAGCATTTGTTGAATAATTTGTTGACATTTTAGACCTTTTTTCTCCAATACCCCCGTGTTACTAGTGGGGGACTTCGTTTTTTTAATGAAAATAAGTTTATTAATAATTTAGGGTTTTTTAATGTCCTGGGCGCTGCCTTCGGCTCAGGCTTTTCGCTTCAATAACTGCAATCTAAACGCTAGAAAATCAGCTAAAAAATAGTCACAAGTGCCAATTTTCATACGCGATTTACTAGGCGTTTATCTCTTGTTATTTCTCGCTACAATCCTTAGCGCTCTTGCCCTCCGGGCGCTTGTCCGGATTGGCGTATATCTCAAGAAAGAAACTAGCCCATTTATTCATAGTTCGATTAAAAGAGCGGTTCATAAATTCATATTCATCAACAGAGTATCGACTATCCAAGCTAACGCGCGTGTGAGTATCTGTATCTTTCAAAATCTGTGTAGCGCTTGTTTGCTCAATTTTTGTCATAAGTCGCTTAGGTTGTATTGTGTATTTGATATTCCAAGCTGTGCGACTTATTCCAAAAATTCGAGCTAATCTTTATTAAAGTTAATCGCGGGTTTGGAGTAGAAGGCCACCGACTAAGAGAAAAAACTTTTTTTAAATTTTCCATTTTTAGATTGACCGAGTAAGTCAAGCAGTAATACGTTGGTTACAGAGCAAGGAGCAAAAGGCGAAATACTCACCCTAGAGATTTTAAGTTTTTTAAAAAAGCCATTTTTTAGGCTAAAAACTTAAAATCTCTAGAGTGTTCGCCCTGGCTTTACGTCGTATAACGTCGCATATCGCCTTCGGCACAAGGTCACAAGTAACTGCCCTTGCTGTCTTGGTTACGAGGTTACGCCCCGCCTTGACACCGCCAAGACTCCCGCAAATGTGGCTATGGGCGCTTAATAACGTATATCCCACACGCTAGCACAGACCTACAACGCCCAGGAGGTAAACTCTCCAAGATAGCGCAACGGCACAGACTGCAAACCACACTAACACGGTCACTCATTCGGTTGTTGCCTTCGTCAAGCCCCACCAGTAAGCAACTAAAAAATCAAGACGTTAACGCTGTCGTCACTAAACCCACCACCCATTAACGCCTATAAAAAACTAAAACCTTCTGTTATCCGGCAAAAAAACGGTATAGAACAGATAGGAAATAAGCAGAAAACAGGCAATAAAAACCATTTGCCAAAAAATCATTGATAAATGGCTGATAAAACGGGCAGACAATAAAACGTCATCATTCAAAAACGCTGAATAAGTCATTGCTCAACCTCCTGGGCGTCATTGCTCAATGACTGCGCCAAGTGGATAAGAGCGGGACAAGTACGAGCAGAAAGCAAGAGCGTTAAATTATGCGGCGAATAAGGCACAGCAATAGAACGCTTTTCATTGTCCTGGGTACACATTTCAAAAAAAGTAGTTTGGTACTTAGCTGAATGAATATATATATTCTTATCGTCCCAATCATGACGCAGAACGACCCAATGCGTGTCGTTCATAATGCGAAAGATAAAGGAGTTATTTTTATTTTCAGCGGTAAGGGGTGGGGCTTGGGTGGGTAGTGGCAAGCCCCGTAAGGTAACGCCCCACTTCGGAAAGTCTTTGTTATCCTGTGCGGTAAACGCCGAGCCTTCAACGGGCGAAGCAGAGCGACACTCCGTAGAGTGTTGGGCAACCCCCACACAATCGACAACGCCCACAGCGTCTGAACGCTCAATAAAGCAACTAGTGTCTGTTTTGTTGTCTGTGTTATCGGTAGGGGGTATCTCAATGGGCTGTGTAAAGCCGTGTTTTTTACATAGTTTTAAAAGCGCGGTATAAGACAAATCAACAATGCCGGCGATATGGTCATAAGGCAGATAAAAGGTTTGAGCGTCTTTATTATCCAAGTCATGAAAAATAACTTGTACTTGCTTAACAAAACATGATGAGTTGGTAAAAATTACCCATATAGGGGCATATTTACTTGGGTTAGTTCTGTGATTAGTAGTATGTAATAAGTTAGTCAT